TTTGCTACTTCATCTCTGTAGCGGTTACTGTTTCGATTCCATTGTTCACCGTTGCCTTGCATAATATCAAGATAACGATCAATAGTATCATTAGTCCAATCCGAAATCTTGCCAACGTCTTTGTGTGGAACTTGTAATAAAGTTTGCATTTTGTTCATTGCATCTTCAATACTCCACGGAACATACAACCGTGTATGATCGTTGTTAAAGATTTCAGGAAAACTACGATATGCCGGAAACAGCACATTACAACCTAATGCGTCTGCTTCACTTACAGTATTGCTTGTCCAGTCCTGCAATGCACAGTTAAACAATACTTTACTGTGATTTACAATATCGTAGTATTCGTCCTTCTTCAAGTTTTCGTAGATAACAAGTTGGCCACGTTCTTGCATTTTTCTAGCACGTTCGATGTACTTTGGGTTGTTTGAACGCAATGGCCCGCCTTGTAAAATAGCAAACTCTACTTCAGGTGTTCCGGGTGTACCGTACCATTCTTCAATCAAATCCATGTAGAAGTCTGGTTGTTTTTCTTGATCAAACCGTGCAGTAAACACAACACGATCCTTGCGATCTGTCCAATCTTTGATTACACCATTTACACGTTCTTGCACTTCTGTTTTATCAAATGCAAGCCCGCTGACATTGTAGAGAGGAGCCTTCCAGTTTGCAACTTTCATGTTAGCAACCATTTCTTCATTACTTGCTAGTACGCCAGTAACAAACTCGTTGCACATTTCTTCATACAAACTCATCCACTTGCTCATACCCCAAACATGAACAAAGTCATCTGGGTCTACAGCTTGTGCCAAACACCGCACCCAGACCTTAGGGCGTTGTTCTTCTGGAATCTGATCCATAATATATGGAAGCGATTCCATGCCTGGCTGAAACATGTCTTCAAAGAAAACAACGTCTTCGCCAGTACATTCACCTTCACGCATCATTTGTACAAGATTCATCATCTGACTCATACCAAAATAACTGCGTCCGTGTGCATCCAAAACTTGTCCAACACTAATAGCTTTAGTATTGTCAATAGTTTTGCCAGGTACAACAACGTAGTCAATGCCACGTTTTTTAAATGCACGTTCACTCCAGTCTTGCAACTGGAGTGTGTACCTGCCTTCATATGGCTCTAAGCCCATATAAAACAGTTTACGCATGACGAGGCTTTCTTTCACCGCCACGAGCTTTTGCACGTAGCCAGTTTTTATATTTTTGGAAAGCCATCCATGGCCGACGATCGTTGCGATATAAATCTTCCTTGTTAAAAGGATGTCCTTCAGTACGACAGAAGTCGTGGAACTCTTCGAGATCATTAAAGATTTTATTTACCGTTGGATTTGTGATAGTCATTTTTATTAGTCCTTAATTCTTAGGATAAAAGTTTGAACAGCCGTTTTCGCCATCTTCGGCAACGTCAATCTCTACAAAGCGGCCGGGATACTTTGTAGAAATCTCTTTGTACAAGTCATCTGCAATCATCTCGCAGCTCTTGTGGTTTAGTTGTAGTACAGATGTAGAGCTATCTACTTCAGCGTACAACCGTTCCATCCAGCGTTTAAACTGAATGAATTCAATATCGCGATCGTTGTGAAATACTTCGATGCGAACTTTAAAATGGAAAATGTGACGATGTGGAATGCCTAGAAATGATACGTCATCCCAATCGCCAGTTGCTAGTTTAGGATCAGTATCTGCACCTGGGTACATATGTACACCTTCTTTGCGGAATGTAACCCAAATACTTTTAGTTGCTTCTGTCATGTTTGCGTCTTCCTCTTTGTATCGACGTTTTATATAGTTATAATAGCGTTCTTGTTGCATGTTGTCAACTAATAACTGTATCTGTAGTGTATTTAGACCAATCTGTAAACACACTTTTGTCTTTTAAATCATGCAGCCTATGGACCCATACGCCAGGATTACTAGCATCAAAGTCTTTGTCATCAATCTTTAAACACGCATTATAACCAAGTTGATCAATATACGGAATCTTAGCCGAGATCATTGGAATGAAACGGTTGTGTTCGGTTAACCCTGTTTCCAACAGTCCTTCAACTCGGGTAGTATCTACATCTAATGTAACCCAAAACCCTTTGTCTAGCAATGGAAATGCCATATCTTCCCAAGGCTTCCATTGTGCTTCGGTATCGTCTGTAACATCAAAACTCATATTTGCACCAAGATAGATGTGCTTGCATCCTGTTTCTTCTGCCATACTAACAATGTTATCTACATCATGTTTGCCTACGACAAACAATGTACGTTTGCCGTACTGCGGTGTATGTTCAACTTCAATGCCTGTAAAGTACAGTACATCTTCTTTAGTGCCTTGGTCATATGTTCGTTTCATGTGTTTTTCGCCTTGTGTAGTTGATTCCAAACGTCCCAACGCTTTTTTACATATTCGTTAAGCTCAGTTTTATTATAATCGTTTTTCTTCATATTGTCAATGATTTTATCTAAGTCGCCTAATGCTAACTCTAGATTAATAATCTGTATCTCTTTAGTGTTCATACCCATTATTTCCATTATCAGCTATTTGACGTTGTATACGATGTATTTCATCCTTGAGCCATAGTTTTTGTGTTTTAAGTTTTCTAACTTCCTCAGTTACGTTATGATGATGTTCTAACTTTTCTATTTCTTCATCTAGTACTCTGTGTTTCTTTATAAGTTCTTCTAAGTATGTTTCAAGACTCATTTAGACCTCCTCAAAAAGTTTGTTATAGTTTGTCAGTGCGTTTTTAGCCTTCTTACCAATGTTAAGTCTAGTGCCGATTACATGCATCCAATAACGATCGTATTTTTCAATCAAGTCCAAGCTCTGTTGTCTGTCTTTTAAACTAAAGATCTCATCAACTACTTCTTTAAACTTAACAGTTCCCCATGCTGTAAAGTCTGTGTCGTTAATCAACATATACGGAGAAATGCCTGCATCGTATTCTCTGTTTGCACGTTGTGTACTTTCAATATGCATCCAAACATTATGACCCATTTGTAGTGCATAGCTAAAACTATCCCAACTAGTAGAGTCTTTTTTACGAACAACAGTATTGCCGTCTTCGTCTAGTATAGGGTTGCCATGTTTATCCATGTCAATGTCACCTGCTTTAATTTTAGGTGTGCCGATCTTGTTCTTGTCACCTTCGTTATAGATACAAATATCATTCATATTACAATGTACACTCATTGGCGAGTCTTCAAACGCATCTAAGATACGATCTGTAATAACAGCATCTCTAAACTTGCGAGTATCTGTTGCATACTTTAGTGCATCAGCACCGGGTGACATCATATAACTCCACTTACCACGATCTTCAATACGAATACTGTGATAAATCTGTCCATTAGCTGTAGCAAGGAACGGCGATGCACAATCGTACGTGATCATAAAGTTGGGATTATGATACTTGCGAATAGCACGTTGGATGTCAGTAAGCAGTACAGCCCACTCTAGTTTACTAGTACCAAGAAAGTGCATTACATCATGCAAGCCTTCTTCTAGCAATCCATCGTGGATCATGTGTACAAGTCTACGCAGAATCAAATGTACATCACACATGTTCTGTCCACCCATTGCCCAACCATTAAAGTGGGTGTCTGGATACTTAGCTGGATCGCAATAGTCTTTGAATTCTTCATACCAGCTGTCAGCGTCAGCGTGATTGCTGCCTTGTAGAACATTTAGTACTTTAAAGTTGCCGCGCCGGTTAGCCATATAATAACGAGCATTAATATGTGTAGCATCTACAGCATCTTGATAGCTGTGAATGTTTGCTGCTTTTGCTGCTTTAGGATCTTGGAATGTCCAAGTTGGAATATCCAACATCATTCCATAGTCCATATATTCTTCCATCCAGTTAACAACTAGTTCACGCTTTTTAGCAGCATGTGGACAGTTAGGATCAGTCCAATCACCTGGCCAAAGACCTTTGGCAATCTGGAACCCACCTGAGTCGCCTAGCAACCATGAATTATCTCTATCACGGTTACGAAGCATATCTTCTTTTTCACTGTGTTTGTTTACATCTAGCTCTGCATGTCCAGCTGAATAGAGTGCCCACTTATAGTGGAACACTCCTTCTTTAGGGTTAAGGAAGTTCATTGCTTCTACAGTGCCAATGCCCGCCGGAACCCTAGCTGGATCAACATATTCGCCATAGCGTTGTTTTCCAATAAAAGTGGCATAAAATCCACTAATACTAGGCAAGAAAAACGCATAATCGTTTTGTGATTCAGTTAGGTTAGTATTCATTATTTTTGTTGCGCCGGAAGGATATAATCGTATTTTGCCATGCCTGAATCTACTGAGATTTTCATAGCACCTTGATCTGTAATGCTTAATGTTTTATCACCAGCTAAGTTTAGAATAGCAATGGTTTGTGCTACAGGCCACGCCCATGTGTGTGATAATGCACCTTCTACTCCATGTTGGAAAGTAAACTTACCAGCGTGTGTTGCTTCGTCACCAAAGTAAAAGTTAAGATCACCGTCTTCTGTTTTAACTTGGAATACAGGCTCTTCTGAGTGTGCGCCTGCCATTAGCTTCATACGATCAATACTTACCATACTTGGTTGAAACTCAACATTCCAGCTATTACCTTTAAACTTAACTGATTTAAGTTTTTCTTCAATGATTGCTTTGTTCATAAAGCGGTAATCATTTTGGAAGTCACCGGCTGCATTTTCAAAGTGTATGTGTGTTGGAATAGTTTCGCCGTTGCGATCGCCTTGTACTACTTCGATATTTGCACTATCTTTAAACTCTGGGTTTTTTAAGTGATAGCTTAGTTTGCTCAAGTCAGGCATGCCAAATGTACCTACAAACTCTCCAACCGGAGTGTGTGTAGTAGCGTTCATAATAACACTACGATCATCTGCCATTGACTCAATAGATGTGTCAGTATCGTCTGCTGTAACTTTTAGTGTTGTAATAAAGCCCAACGAATGTGTGTGGCTCACGATGTCTTGTAAAATATCTTTCATGTTTCTCTCCAATTATTGTGTTTATTATAATATGTATTTTGTTCTAAGTCAACCAAATAAACTACTAACTGACTCTTCATTTGTTACTCTTCTGATTGCTTCGCCAAATAGTTGTGCTACACTTACTTGGCGTGTTTTCTTACAGTTCTTTGGACAACGGTCTGCAATACTGTCTGTGATTACTAGTTCGGTGAGTACACTCTTCTCAACACGCTGACATGCTTCGCCACTTAATACACCGTGTGTAATATAAGCACGAACACTTAGAGCACCGGCATCCATAATAGCTTTGGCTGCGTTGCATAGTGTGCCACCTGAATCAATGATGTCATCAACTAGAATGGCGTGTTTATCTTTAACATCGCCAATCAAGTTCATTACTTCACTCTTGCCTGCTTCGGGTCTGCGCTTGTCAACAATAGCAATGTCACCACCAAACATGTCAGCAAACTTACGAGCACGAACAACGCCGCCTGCATCCGGGCTTACAAACACTGTACCTTCGTCTGTGCCTATATGACGTTTGATATCCTTGGCAAACACAAGTCTGCTGGTCAAGTCATCAACCGGAATGTTAAAGAAGCCTTGTATCTGTCCAGCGTGTAGATCCATTGTAAGCACTCTGTGTGCGCCTGCTGTGGTTAGTAGGTCAGCTACCAGCTTTGCAGTAATAGGCGTACGACTGGCGCTCTTACGGTCCTGTCTAGCGTATCCAAAGTACGGAACTACTGCTGTAATACGCATTGCACTTGAACGCTTTGCAGCATCAATCATTACCAACAGTTCCATTAAACTGTCGTTAACTGGGGTAGCAGTTGATTGAATAATAAACACATCCTCTCCGCGGATGTTTTCTAAAAACTCTACGCTTGTTTCGCCATCTGCAAATGTAGTAACTTTTGCAGGAACTAGATCACTAAAGCAATGCTCTGCAATCTGTTCTGCTAACTTAGGGTTAGCATTGCCAGTGATAATCTTCATTTTCAATCGTTGTCCTTCCTAATTTGATTATTATAGTTGTTTGCTGCTGTGAGTATATTTAGATTATTTTTAAATTTGTTTGCTGTTTTTAATACAGCACTAACGTCCTTTGGAAAACAGTGTCCTCCAAACCCACGCTCAGCTGTAACTGTAGTATGACCAATACCAATACGTTTGTCCAATCCAATGCCGTCTGCAACAGATTGATAATTGATGTTTGTAACTTGGCACAAATCGTATATTTCATTAAAAAATGCAACCTTTGTAGCAAGGAATGCATTACGGAAATACTTTATAAGTATTAGTTCTGGAACAGACATATTTGAAACATTAATATTGCCCATGGCATCAATCAACAGTTGTGCCCAAAAGCCATAGCTATCACCGCCTATCATAAAGTGTGTTGTATTTTTAAAGTCTTCTAGTGCTGTTGCTGCACGTAAGAACTCTGGACTAAATGCTAACTTAGCATTTGCAAAATCTGTGCGCAATTCATCCCAACCTTCTATACTGATTGTGCTTTTAATCAGTATAGGAACATCTGGTGCATCTTTTATTGTGCTATACACATTTTTTATGTTACACGATCCGTCTTCGCTTTGCGGAGTACTTACGCATATAATAATTGCATCTGCATGTGAAAGATCTGCATAATGTCCTTTGTCTGGATCGTTGATTAGTATTTCGTGTGACTCTTTTAGTACGCCCTCGTGTGCCTGCCCGACAAAGCCGTATCCTGCAATACCTATTTTCATGCTGCTTTTTTAGCCTCTTGTAAGAACTTCAAACGTTCCCATGTGTCTTTCCATCCCTTAACATTAAATGCTGTACCTTTAAAGTTACGTGTCTTTAGTGCATTTGCAAGTGGATAATCATTTCCGCCTGGGTTGCACTTATCGCCAAAGAAATATGTTGTTATATTTGGATCAAAGTCGACTAATATCTGACTTTTGTCGTGTCCTGTATAATAAATGTCAACCCCAGTTTCGCCACCGATGGTAGCAGTAACGTTATCAAACTCTGTGTTAATAACATACGCAATAGTTTCACGCTCGCGATATTGTAAATCATATGCTACATATTCTTTGCGTTGCTTGGCTGTGCAGTTACGTCCTACAATCGAGAAGTTTACAGTGCCCGGTCTTTCTTCAATGTGATTGCCTGTACGTATTGGAAACGGACTACTTTGTAACCAGCTATTCATTAGAGTTCGAAGTTCGTCTGTTAATTCAAAACTGCTTCCGTTTACCACTTTACCTTTAAAACGAGTTTGATTGCCACTACAACTATAACACGTTACAACACTTTCTGTAATATCAGCCCCAAGCTGTTCAACTGTTTTAGCATAGTCGCTTCCAGTAACAAGCCATACTTTGTTGTCGCTAATAAAGTCAACAAACCATTTTTTAAATTCAGGATCCATAGATTGTCTACTTGGAGTTAATGTTCCGTCTACATCAAAAATAAATCTATTCAATGATACGTTCCTCCTCTACACATACAGCTTTTTCACCTTGTGTAAAAGTTACAGTAAGCACTGCTCGTTCTAGCAAGCACTCGTTCTGGGTTTTATAAGTATCCCAGTGTGTTACTTTTATCTCATCAATACCTAATACAGTATTAAGTATTAGAAGTATCCATACTACGTCTGCCATTGCTTTTGCTTCTTTGCTAGTTCTGCAAATCGATCTGCTACTATACGATAAAAATCATTTTTGGTTTCTCTGGCTTTATCGTGTAACCAAATAACCATTTCTTCGTCTGTGTACTTAGACATTGTTTTCTCTCTCCACTACTCGTTTGCGTAAATCACTTGTACTAAATCTATGATCACGCTTGTTAAAATGCAGTTGAATACCTCGCTTGCGACAAATATCCTTGCCACTAAACTCGCCTTCTTTGTATTCTTCTCCAAGGAATCTTACATTGATTTGAAACAGTTCGAGTATATCCAACAAGTCCTGCTCAGTTTCGTATGGAACAATCTCGTCAACAAACTTTAGAGCATTAAGTTGTGCATAACGCTCTACTAATGTTTGTACAGGTTTATTTTTAGTATCAGGACGATCTATTGTAGGATCGGTTTGTAACCCTACAATAAGATAATCGCAGTTTTCTGCTGCTTCACGCAACATTCCAATATGACCTGCATGTAGCAAATCAAATGCACTAAATGTAATACCTACCTTCAATTTGACACTGCTCCTATAAATATTCCCATTGTCAACAACGCACCACTGATAATAAGTTTATCACCTGTGGTTGTATTATCTTGTATGTTAGCACATCCAGCTACCAATGTCAACACAAATAATATACGCATATTAATCCCATTCAAATAAGTTGTTAAATGTTGTTTTTTGTTTTGTACTTTCTAAATCATAGTCTAGCACGCCAATCAGGTTATCTAGTTTATTGTCAATAATAACTTCTTCCATAGCATCACTGTCAAACGGAAGTTCTTTAAACCAATCCGGAATACGCAATTCGTCTGTTGGATAAGCAACGCTTGTATACCCTAGTGGATTAGCTTTTAGTTTACAAACAATAACTTTCATACCGTCAACAATCTCCTGCGAGTACTTGTCGCCGTTCATACGCTTGAGTGTATTCCAGTTGATACTTGCTCTAACGTGTCCGGGCATGTTTGCTTTGCCTTGTTTTTCTTCTAGACGCTGATAGTGTCCGACTTTGTTTGCACGTTTAGGCGAGCCTTTTTCAAATCCAGGACGATCTTTAAACAGTTTACGGAACTCACTAATAGCATCTAGTAGTTCTTTTTCTGGCTTTTTCTGTAGCACCATATCTAGCAAGTCTTTCAAAAAGTCTTGCATGAACACTGGCGTATCACTGCGCTTCAAGTCCAAGCCCATTGCTTTAACTTTGCCTAGTTTGCCGTCACCGTCAGTTCTAAATCCTTCAATGTCATACACTAATGCAGCATAACGTTTCTTGGTAATAAACAATCCTGTTTCTGCAACAATCTCACGTCCTGCTGCAATAACATCACTACGGCTCTTTGGACAATGAAATGCTTTTAGCATCATATCCGGGAATGTTGCATTTGCTTGATCGCAAACTTGATCATACAATGTAATAACATTCTCTTTACTCCAAGGAATCTTACCTGCTTCGATATCGTTTTTAAGAATAGGCCAAGCACTAAAGTAACAAGAGTCAGTATCACCGTAAATCATTGCATCGCCAGTGTGATCATAAACACCTGTCATAATCTTATTAACTTCCGCACTCATATGCTTAACAATAGTACGTCCAGTTAGCGTAGTTGATTGTCCGATACGTTTATCAAAAAATCTACAACCTGGATTAAGAATAGCACCATACAAACTGTTCAAGTTAATCTTCTTAACCAACTGTCGTTTGTCCCAATACTCAATCTCAACATCATTCTTTGCATCTTTTGCTTTTTTAAGATTCTTCTGCAAGTCTTTACGCTCACTGTACCAGCGTTTTAGTAGTCCTGGAATAACGCCTTCAAACTCGTTTGTAAAGATTGTGCCATTTGCACTAAGCATCCATGGCTGACGACTGTCATATATCAACTTCCAAATCTCTGCTGCACTTAATACTTGCGACTGTCCGTTTTCTAACTCGAGAGTAAGCATTACATCTCGCCGTTGTTCCATAACTGCTTCGTATTCTTCTGTAGCAAAGCGTCCTTCCCAACTACCAGCAAAACTTTTCTTCTTTAGTGTTGTGTCATTGTGAATGCGTTCATCACTAATGTCCAACCGTATCTGTCCTACAACAGTTTCAGGAGCCATATTTAACGCACGAATTACACTAGGATATAGTGAGTTCAAATCCATTGAACCAATCCATTCATGCACTCCTTTTTTAGGAAATGCAACATATGCACCAGCTGCTTGAGTGTTGCCTTCGTGCTGCTGTCTGTTAGGAACTTGCATACCACGTCGATGTGCTTCGTTAACAATAGCTTGTTCAGTAAGTGCAACAGCACCCATTGTAGTTTGTAGCAACACTGTATTCTCATGTGCAAGTACATTTGCAAGATCAATAAACTTTAGTTTCTTGTCTAGTTTGTCTAGTAGTGCAACGTCTTGAATGTTATATTCGATAAACTTTTCGAAGTCATTGTTATACAACTGATCAAGTGTACCTTCATAAACTGTTTTGTTTTCGCCAACTTCCAACTCGCCGATAGCATCTAATCGATATGTATGACGCTCTTCATATGTATACTTGCGATACAAGTTAAGATAGTCCATATGTACTCTTCCGATGGTGTCATATGTTTCACTTAGCTTACCAAACTTTTCATACTCGCGCCGCTTGGGCTTCTGCCCCCACAAGCAAAAACGTCTTGTGTCATCACTGCTTAATACACGTTTAATACGGTTAACAGTATACGGAACATCGTATCCTTCACTGTTCCAACCACTGTGGATATCAGCATCTTCAATCAAGTCCAAGAACATACTAAGCATTTGTCCTTCACCTTCTTTGCTGTTTGGAAATAGTACAACACTATCGCCCCAACGTGCTTTACACATTGCAGTTGCTTCTTCTAATGGCATTCCTTTGGGAGGCATTGCTACAGTAACCAGCATACCGTTAAGCCACTGCAAACATACTGTAATAGCAGTGATTGGCATAAACGGATCTTCAACTGGAGCAAAGCCACGCTCTGGATCAAAGTCCGTCTCAATATCCCAAAACGCTACATTTAGTTTAGGAGCATCTTGGTTAAGATAGTTTTCACTTAGACACTGGAAGATAGGATTAATATCACTTTCGAACAGTTTTTTACCACGGTTGATAGCTTGTTCTTTTCGGAAGTCTTTTGTGCTTTTACATATAATACGACTTAGTTGATCGCCATAGATGCTTTTGTACTTGCCACGCGGATCTTCACAATAAAATGTGTATTTAGATTGATACTCGTGGTAATGTCTTTTTCCGTCTTTGCGCTCAACAACACGGATAATATCCGAATCACGATCAAAGAATGCATCTACATATGGCATTGATATTCCTTTTTTTATATTATAGCACGAATAACTGCAAAAGAGCAATCGAATTCATTAGTACAAACCATGCACAAAGTACGATTGCAAACGCAGCTTTTCTTATTATTGTACTTATTACACCAAGTATACTACCAATTAAATATAATGGAATAAACAACTCAGTTGCAGGGTTGAGTACAGTAAACGTTAAAATGACCGAAGCAGTCATTAGTAATACTGTTTCAACCATTTCGCAGTAAAATGCCACAGGAGATAACCTATGACTTTCTTTTACATATTCTATTATTTTATGCATCTGTATCGTAGCCAATAGTAGCAACGATAGTTTCTAAATCTTCATATTCATCAGCAACACGACTCCAGTCGCGCTTCATAGCAACTTTAATAGCTTTGTTAATAAGGCTTGGTTTTACATTAAGTTCTTCTGCTACTGCCTTAACAGTATCTTTTAATCCGCCCTGCAAGTCTTCGATTTCTTGCAATACTGTTACGCCTTCTTTAACTAGACGTTCTAGTTTGGCTTTTTCTTCTTGTCCATAGACACGATCGCTCATAGGTCACTCCTTTTCATTAAGTTTAATATACATTAGTTATGTTTTGTTGTCAAGAGTTTATTTTATAAAAGCGCCGATTCTGCCATGGATGTCTGGATATTCACGATATGTGTATCCATCGAGAGGAGTTGTATCTTCGCCTTCCCAGACTGGGATAAAATGACTGATGTTGCCATCAAAGTCTTCATTGCGTCTTAGGTGTACTTCGATAAGTTTGCCACCTATGAACTCGCAGTTCATCCAGGGATGATGTTTGACTAGTTCGTTTAGTAGTGCAGGAAATGCAAACTTCTTATCATTCCTACGCCAATCTTTCCACTTGGTAAATGTATCATCGGGCTTGCGGCCTTGTACACTCAGCATTTGCTTACCTTCAAAATAATCTATGCTATAATGATCACCTTCAAAAAACTCACACCAAAAGTGTCCTACTGGAAGATGCATTGTTTCCTGCTCGATCCATACCTTCTGAGCACCTAATCCGAGGCCTAGCATATTTACACAAGGTCTAACCATATAAAACCCCGGGTGCGGAACATCAAGTCCAACCGGGCCACTATTATATTTTAGTTTACGAGAAAGTATAAGTTTGTCCATAACCCAAATATGCTCTGGATCGATGTTGTGCCAAACAAAGTCTTCGGCACTGTCTTCAATCATTAGTTAAACCATTGATTGCTGTTGTTGGATTTCCATGTTGAGAAGTCATCAAACCAATCTTCGTCGATGTCCTGTCCTTGTTCGCCTAAATCTTCGACTACTTCTAAAAATGCAGTTTTTTGTTCGTCAGTAACAGCAGTTTGGCTTGCTACAATATCACTTAACAGCTCTAATACACTTTCAACTTGATCTATAGTTTCAAAGTTTTCGTTGTTGATGAGACGTATCAAGTCCTTGATGTTTTCAGATGTTGCTTCTGTTTGCATAAGACGCATTACTCTTTCTACACTTGCAGTAAGACCCAATCTCGATATATCAGCACCTGCCGCACCAATGGCAGCTTTTAGTTGTTCAACATAACTACCTTCGCCCCATACGGTAGTTTGTTCGCCGTCTACTGCTTCGATTAAGTTTTCACCTTTGGCGTCAGGTAATGATTTATAACGTTCATTAACACTATCATAATCGGTTATGTTTTGTATTTGATCAACTAATGCCTGTATCTTATCATCATCAGTTCCCATACCAAAGAACCCAAACCATTCATCGCTCTGACTCGCAAGGAATAATTTTGCCATCAACTGTGGTGCTGCTTGCGCAGGCCCAATCTTACTAATAATAGCGTTAAATCCTTCTGGAATATCTGTTGTGTCGCCTAGTATACCACTGTATAGATTCTCTTCATCAGTCATTTCTTCATCTAAGTAGTTACCATGTTCTTCCTTATATGCTCCGTAGATTCTATCCCATTGCGTTTCGAGCTGACTCTCTGGTAATGCAGCAAGTTCAGCAAGTGCTGCTGGCCTTGTATCTGGACTGACCAATCTAGCAATCAAATCTTTTTCTTCATCAGTTGTTTCAACATCGTCGTCACTACTACTAAATCCAGATGATTCACTGCTTTCATCTCTGTATCTGCTATCAAAGTGTATGTTGGCAGCTCCTGGATTTGCTTCTGTGCCATCACCTAATAACCATTCTCTATCTTTTAAAATTTCTCTATATCCCCACTCAGCAGTACTTGGGTCTGGAAACCCATTTGCAATTTGTATAGACATTTCGTTGTATATACCTATTAATCTACGTGGACCAAGTGCTCCTGCTGCTGATTTATCAAATGGTGCTTGATTGGTATAAAATGCTACCATTTCAGGAACTTTATCATTTAGTACTGTGGCTAATATTGCACCTGCTAATTCTTTATTTTCTGCTGTAGCTTCTATGTTTATATTTGGAATTGTAGCGCCAGTTGCTTCAATAGCGGCTTTTAATACATCGTCGATTACTATTACATCTTTAATAGCTGTTGATCCTTTATATACAACAACTTGTCCTTGCTCTAATTCTCTACTGAGTTTATAAGTTACTCCGTTAACTTCTACAGGGTAGTCTCTGTCGCCTTCAGGCCAGTTAATAGCTGAATGTAATAGTAATGGTTGTATTCTTCTAACACGTAGTAAGTTTGTAACAACAAATGCTGTATATTGTTGATCATCAAGTGAATCTACTAGTTCGGCAGACAAGTCTTCGCCATTAAACGTTGTAGCATATACTTGCTCTAACTTATCCCAATCGCCAGCAGATCTAACTCTTGCCATCAAGTTTTTAACACTGTCTTCGTCTGCATTGGCATCACGCCCAAATGGAAGGTATGCAAAAAACTTAAACTCTAATGCATCGTGCATTTGTCTTGCCCAAGTGGTCATCTCGCGTTCTGGCATAGTAGGTTCTGCGTTTTGTAACGGAGCATCGCTTTGCTGACGTTCTTCGGCATCTTCTTGTTTAAACTTTTGTAACAGTCCGTTTGCTAATTCTTTAAAATGGTTGTACATTCCTGCGGCAGTGCCCGACTGTGGTGGAATAAATGACATCTCACTTCCGTTAG